TATTATATACCTCCTTATAAGCTAATTGTGTTTTGTTAAGTGATAGCTTTAACCACCTCCCTTAACTAAAATTATATACTAATTATATATGATTGTCAAGTATTAATTTAGGGGCTTATAGTCCTGCATATAAGCCCCCTCACACAATCAATAGGGTTTTATGCCTTTGTTAAGTTTAAACCTGCTGTGCCTACTATTAAACGCTGTCAGAACTACCAAAACCATTGTCTCCTCTTTCAGATTCAAAGTGTCTAATGTCTGCTACCACTTCCATCTCTACAGGAACAACTGGCATAAATAATGCCTGTGCTACTGCATTTTGATATGATAACACAATGTGTTCTTCTTGATCAAAGTCCTCTGGGTACTTAGCAATAATTACTGCTTTATCTGTTAAGTTTTGGAGTGCTACTTTCCATTCTCCCTGATAAACTGAATCTATAACCCCAGCTCTCACTGCTATTCCTTTTGATCCTAACCCGCTTCTTTCTTTTAATACTGCTACCATATCTTCACTAAATGATGTTTTAATACCTGTACCTACTAACTCTACTTCTCCTGGTCTTATCTCTAAATAGTCTTCTTCAAACACAGGGTAAATATCTAATCCTGCATCTCCCTTATGTGCTTTATCTGGTAATACTGCTTCTTCTTCCATCTCTACATATACCTTTTTATCTTTTAACATTATTATTTTCCTCCTCAGATTTTAGTTCTATAAACTTAATATCTACTAACTTTGGTTCTTCTGGTTTTCTTTCTACTATAAACACTTTATTATCTATCTTTGGGTCATAATAACTTTCTTTTAATCCTGCTTCTTTTAGTGCTTTTTCTACTTGATTATGTATTACACTCATACTACAATAACAGGTCATTAAACTAATCTTGTCTATTACAACCTTCATATCATGCCTTCTCTCTGTTGGATTATCTTATTGCACACACACCTGTATCACAACTGCTGCCTGCTAATTGTCTTTCTTCATTCTTCTCCAACTCGTACTTATTAACAAGACTAGGTTTGAATGTTTTCATTTTAGTTGCTAATTCTTCATAATCTTCTTTATTTACTTCTTCATAAGGCATTAACTGATAAAAACTATCATCATAAGATAAAAATGAAATACCAAAAACATAATCCCAATTATTCCATAACCATTCTTCTACTTCTCCCCACTCATCATCTCTAACATGAACTGTGATTGAAGCATTATGATCAACATAGTTTTCCATAAACATCTTATATGTTTCCAACTGCTCTATTGCTGACACATCACCCTTAACTTTTCCTTTTGGGGCTTTCACAGGAAACTCAACTACTTTAGTTGTGCAGTCCTCCTCTGTTTGCCCTACTTCTGGATAAACATTCCACTCTAAATCTTCTGCAACCTTAATTAAAGGATCATCTGCGTTGATTCTAACTCGTCTAAAGTAATAAGGGCTATGTGAATAGTGCAAACCACTAGAAACAGTAGGCATTTGAGTTTGAGTACCCTCTGGTTTAACAGTTGTGATTAAAACAGGTTCATTATCATTATATTCATTTGCCACTTTTTCTGCTGCTTCATGTGCCACTTCTCTTAATTGTCTCAGCAATTCTGATTCTTCTTCTTTAGTTAAACCAGCTGCATTTGCCATATCTTGCCACCCTGTTAGAGATAAACCAATTAGTCTATCTCTTTTGTTTATATAGTCCCATTTAGGCAATTCAAACTCTACCAATGCCATTCTATATGATGATCTTGCATTTAACCTTTGTGATTCAAACATTCCTTCTTTATCTAAAGAACCATCCTCTTTAACAAAACCCATAACATTTAAAGAGACAAGATTACAAACACCTTTAGAATCAAGCAATATCTCCATACAGGGGTTCGCCCCCTCAAAATTATCTCTCCTGCTTTTACCTACTTCTGCATTAGCAAATCCTGGCTCACCACTGTACCTCATTTGTTCAACATGCCAGTGTAATTGTTCTCTTGTTGGTTTTTCTTGATAATAAATACTATTGTTACTCATCTGCCTGTGCTCAATCTTCTTATTTATCTTCCACTCTCCCTCCTTCTGAGTATATAGTTCATTCTTTGCTGTCTTTATCTTCTCATTATCTACATCAAAAAGACCAACCTCACTACTTCTCCTGACACCACCTGAAACCACATTTTCCCCTACAATGTTAGCAATATCAAGACAATCTAAGGCTGTCAGATTAACTCTGTTTTCCTTTTTAGGTTTCAACAAATAAGCATCTATTTTATCAAACATCTTTTTTAAACTCTGATGTCCACTAGCATGTCCTCCAAAAGTTTTTAGTCTCCCCCCTTTTGGTCTAACAGAGTTATAGTTAAAATAAATTGATTCTAAGTTTCTATATTCATGTCTGGTTAATAACTCAAAAAAGATTTTAAGTGCTTGCACCCAACCTTCTTTTGAATCTCCAACATGAATTGTAACATCAGTTTCCCCATCAAAAACATAATTAGTAAATTCCTCTCTCTGATCTTTGGCTACAGGTTCATAATAGTTGTGCCTTACTCTGACATTGGTTCTGATAGGGGCTAATTTCTCTATATCTTCTTCAAGAACTCGTACCCCCACCCCTGATCCTATAAGTAGAAGATAAAATAAATCCTCAAAGGCTTTATAACTATCAATCACTGTGAACGAGCAATTATGAGTATGAATCCCTGTGTCTAAGGTAAATGAATCAGTTCTAGAGCCAGTCACACACCAAGTTTCTTCTTTTCTATTTAAACTACGTATACTTTTAACTTTCCAAGCAGTTTCAATATCCCCTTTACTAAAATTAGTGGAATGACTACTACGAAGTATCATAGAGGTTTCTATATCTCTTTTATCAAAAGTAAGCTCATATAGCTCTCCTTCTCCAAAATTATTGGTTGTTCTTCTCCTATCTTTAATATCATAAGAATTAATTCCAATAGTAACAGCTAAATCTCTAAGTTTCCTTAAATTTTCTTTAGATGAAGAAGAGATTTTAACAGAACTACTCACACTCCCATCAGTAGCGATATAACCAACAATAAACCCTAAAATATATTCTGGATTGGCTTCTACAGAAGGCATTTCTTTCCAGTCATAGGGTAGACCGTAAACTAAGGTACTGTCTCTATCTCCTTCAGTACAAGTAGTCCCTGTGGTAAAGTATTCTAGCAACTCTTGTTTTTCTCCAATTAAAGAAATTCTACAATGATTTTTATTTTTATCATACGTCCCATCACCAAAAACAATACCGTGCTGTATACCTACATTACATATATTAGGTGTATTCTTTTCTCTAAAGGCTTTCTTTTCGCGAAATATATCTCCCATGCTTAAATCTTTAGTCTGTACTTCTCTATACTTCTTCTCCTTCGGAGTTCTTCTTACAAACCAAATATGGTCGTCAGTAACTTTATACGTTTTCTCGCTACGTCCTTTATTAACAACCAGCTCATATATATCTTTTTCTCCAAAATTCTTTACTTCTGCTTCAGTAAATGAATTATAACCATCGAGTATATTTACTTTTTCTCCATCTTCAAAGTTTTCAAAAGACTTGATGCCTTTATTGGTTATAAACTCAGTGTCACCCGTAAAGCAATTATAATTACTCATGGGATACTTTCTGCTTGCTTCTGTTCCACCAGTCCAAAGTGTCCTTCCTGATAAAAACTGTCTAAAATGATACACATTATCAAAAAGTTTTTCTGCTTCCTCTATTGTTGTCGGGGCTAAAGAACAGTTGTATTCCACTGCTCTTTTAACAGTTTCCCACCAATACTCTCTCCTTCCTTCCTCTGGCAACCATCTACTATAAGTCCTATAATAAATAAACTCACCCAATTCAGTCGGAAAAGGATTAGGTTTATGTTTATATTGACTAAGAAATTCTTCTGTCAATATAGATTTCTTATTTCTCTTATCTCTAGTTTTGTTCCTTTTATTTCTATAAATAATATACTCTTTTGCTATTTTAGGGTAATTTAATTCTATTAAAGTGTTTTCGACTATGTCCTGTATATCCTCTACATTAGGACTGCTGTCTTTAATTTGGTCATTTAAGTTTTTTTCTGTTTTTTCTGCTGCTTTTTTAGATATTTCTTCTATATTTGTATCCTGAACATCTCTAACTGCACTTGCTATTGCTTTTTCTATCTTATCTCTATTGTAAGCCACAACTGTACCATTTCTTTTAATTATATTCTCTACCAAATTATCACTCCTTTTTATATTATATCTTCTAGTTTAACTAATTTACTGTCTTTAATTATAATTGGGAAATATTGTTGACCTGCTGCTTTTGCTTTTTCCATGTATCTATCTGCATCTGCTGCTTTTAATTCAGTCATTAATAAATATGTATATTCTATTTCTTCTTCATCTAGTGCTTTTTCTACTTTTCTGCATCTCTGGCAACCAGGATTGCCTATTACTTGTATCATTTAACCCCTCCTTTTAAATTCCATTTTTATTCTCCTCCTTAGTTCAAATCATCATAAAAATCTAATTCTTCATTAATCACCTCTTTATCATCAAAATCAAAATCTTCACAGTTCTCTACATTAAACCCCTGAGCCACCATATGATCAATAGGGGCATTATTATACTCACACCAATCAATGCTGTCCCCTGTGCCATAATAAGTTGGGGCACCATATAACTCTGCTTCATTTGTTATCTCTTTATGAATGCACCCATCACACTTCATCTCTTTCCACCTACTCTACATTTGGTTTATGAACCATACTATCAAATAACTGCTTTAAACAATCATCACAGAAATGGAACTCCTCAATCTCACAATTATCTAAAAAGCTACCATATCCTGGTGACGATAAATTAACGCTATGTACCCATGTTAACTCTACCATATTTCCACCAGCAGTAATTACCTGTTCTCCTCCAAAATTGTTTCCACTATTGTTTCCCTCTGCATAAAATTTATCCCCACACATATTACAAGTGTACTTTGTCCTTTCTACTTCTTTCACTTTTCCCCTCCTACCATTTCATCTAATATTGTTATCTCACTAATATGCCCCTTTTCTAATGAAATTAAGTATTCTTCTATACTTACTGCTTTTACATGGCTTTCTTTATAGCTTTCTGTGTTGTATAGGATATCAATTAATTCATATAATAATATTTTGTGTATATTTATTACATCACTTAACCCTACTATTTGGTTGTTTTGGAGTAATACAGGGTATCCTTCTCTTTCATCTGCTGCTCTTTTTATTCTCTCCTGCTGATCTTCTGGTAAATCTACTAATGATAAATGTTCAAATTCTATATTATGGTCTCTTAACACTGATATATATTTCTTACTTAGTCTGCTCTTTGGTCTGCTTATTAATTTAAATATGCTTATCACCACCTAATACAGTTTTATTTCTCCATTTAACAGTTTGTAAACTCTGTTTACCCCACCATTTATCCAATACTCAACTCCTTTATTAGTCATATTGTATCTCTCTGCTAATTCTGTTAAGTTGTACTGATCAACATAGAAATCTATTAGTATGTATTTCATTTTATCATATAAACAATCATGTGTCAAGCAACTTTTTAAATCTATTAATATATCTAGTGCTATGCTATCTCCCATATTAGCCCATCTTTCTAATCTTCTGTAATTATTTAACAAATATCGTACAACATCTTTTTTTGAGTAGTCGGCTAAGTTTAGCAACTCTCTATTTAGTTTATCAGCTATTTTAACCACCTCCTCTAGTGTAGATATAACTGCATATATAATCTAAGGCTAATTCTGGGCTTATTTTTCCTGTTTTTATTTTTCTATTATACTCATTGACTGTCTTAAACATGGTCATTAGGCTCTCTTTTGAGTATGTTCTTGCCTGTTTTTTAAATATTTTTACTTGATAAGGATGTAAACTAAAGTCTTTTGCTATATTTCCTTTTTGTTCTTTACATATAATCAAACCTCTCAACTGTTGTGCTATCATGTAAAGCAGTTTTATAGGGTGTTCATTTAGTCTATTTAAGTATTTCATATAATTGTTATTTTCAAAAAGAGCATTTATGAAAATAAAGATGTCATTGTCTTTTGTTATCTCTAACTGCTCTATGTAGTTATTCTTTTCTGTTCGATTAAGGTATTGCAGTCTTTGTACCTCATTGTAGATGCTGCCCACATCTTTTTTATGCTTTGTAATTTTCTCTGCCTGTCTTTTTGTTATCCCCAATTTTGTGATTATCTGGTTTTTAATGAAGTCCTCATTTGCATCTATAGTTGTATCTACTATTTCTTCTTTATCTGCTGTTTTAAATATTTTCCTTCTTCCATCTTTTTTATCCACCTGGATCACAAATTTATACTCTCTTTCTAACTTACTGAAATCAGAACTAAGGAGGTCAGGGTTCTTTAATAATCTATTCTTTCTCAATAAACCACCTTTAGGTAAAAACGCACTGATTTCATAATCACCTAAATATTCCTTTATTAATTTATCTGTTAACTGGTTGTTGCCTATAAATATGTATTTATCTTTTTTCTCTGTGCTTAAAAAATCAGTGATGTTCAATTAAATAACCTCCTTAATCTTAATAAACATTTCCTCTAATATGAAATTATACCCTTTATCATAATAATATTCGTACTCTGTTATTATTTTTATTACCTCTGGGTCTTTCATATAATATTTTAATGGTTTTGAGAATAGTATAAAATCTTCTATTTCTAAATTAAATAAACTTGATACTCTCATTTTTTCTATATTATCTGCTATCTTCTTTGCCACCTCTATGGTGTCTTTATCTGCCTTCTGTAATAGTCCTATGGTATCATAGTAATTAAGGTATTCTTCCTTCTCTGCTGCCGATTTTAACTGCTCTCGGGTGTAATTATCCATTGTGAAGATAGCTGCTCTAGTCTGCAAAGTTCTTATAAACTGATTCTTAAATCTACCTGTAATTATTATTCTTGTGTGCTCATTTGGTTCTTCTGTGATCTTTAATAGTGTATTCTGTGATTGATAATTCATTTCATTAATATTAAAGAGATATGTTCTTTCACTAGTTAATTTACTACTGTCTGAAATCACATACCTCACATCATCTACTGTTGCCAGTCCTCCTACTACATCTTTATATTTTTCTTTTATTAATGTTTTCTTCCCACTTCTATGCTTACCTAACAATATCACAAACTGTGGGAACTCTTTATTTAATAACCTCTGCTGCCCTATCATATTAATCACCCATCATCTTCATTAAGTGCCCTTGAATTAATAATTTCTCATCATTCTCATATCTAAGGCTAACATATAAGTTATTAAACTCATTAAATAAATCTCTTAACCTGTAACCACTATCAGTTACCACTTCTACCATTTCATCTAGGTTTTCTTCATACATTATTGGGACTTTTATATAGTCAAATTCCCTAAACAGTGCATATTTTGTTAATTCAACTGTAAATTTAGCTGTTTGCTCTATTAGTTTTGTTAAATTTTTACCATCTTGGTGTGCTTTTTCTACTATCTCTAATACTTCTTTAGGGTTTGTTGAGGTTAATATTGATTTAAATAATTTAAAAATTAATGGATAATTAACACTGCCTGTTAGTTCTGTTATTTCTTCTATTGTTGGGTTTTCTATTTTTAGTGCCCTCTCTAAGATACTCACTGCACTTCTTACACTACCATCTGCTATCTTTGCTATATATTCTACTACTTCTTTTTCTATTTGTTGTCCTTCTTTTTCCAGGATCATCTCTAACATTCCTGCTATTGCTGTCCAGCTTATCCTGGTAAACTCAAAGTGCTGCACTCTTGTATGTATTGTAGGTATTATCTTCTCTGGTTCTGTGGTTGCTAATATAAACACAACCCCCTCTGGTGGTTCTTCTAGTGTTTTTAGTAAAGCATTAAATGATGATTTACTGAGTTGGTGGGCTTCATCTATAATATATAATTTATTGTTGCTAATCATTGATTTCATTTTAGTGTTTTCTCTTATCTGCCTTATATTATCCACTGAATTGTTGCTCGCACCATCTATCTCTATTGTTTCAGCATTTAACTCATTAGCAAATATTCTTGCTATTGTTGTTTTACCTACACCACTACCTCCACTGAAAAGATAACCAGTGGAGATGTCATTTTCTTTTAGTTGTGCTTTCAATATTTTCTTATTTAGTTTTTGACCTAGCACATCTTCAAAAGTTTTAGGTCTATATTTTACTGCTAAACTCATTTTTACTTCTCCTCCATTTCTTTTCCCCTTCTACATATAATTATACCAAATTGAGAGGTTGTTGTCAAGGAATTTGTTGACTTTCTTTCATTTTAATATAAGCATAATACATATCTAAAAAGCTCTTTTCATCTAATAAAAAATATTCTTCTCCTTCTATATCTCCAAAATTTAAAACTACTGCATTTAGATCAATCTTTTTAAAGAAGGCTTCCTCTGATAACTTCTCTAAAAATTCTTTTTTTATTGTTTGCTGCTTTTGTGGCTCTTTCATTGTTTTACATTCTAATAATATAAACTGACCTCTCACATCCCCTACTTTGAAATCAGGAGCACCACTGTTATTTACATTATATGTTTTTCCATCTACCATTTTAACCAGTTTAGTTACTTTTTGTTCATGTGGCTTACTTATTTCTCTCATTATTTACCCCTTTCTATAAACTACATAATTTATATTGATTATTGGCAATCCCATTTGATCTTTCTTCTTTCTTAATGTCCTCTTTTTTATATATGCTTTTGAATATTTCTTCTAACACAGGAACTACAATACTGTTATCTGCCATCTTATACATTCTAGTGTCTGACTGATCAGAACCATTATAAAAATCACTTTCTAACCTTTTCTTTGCTTTATAATAATCAACATTATCAAAACCCATCAACTTAAAATATTCTAAAGGAGTTAACTTTCTTATGCTATACTCAGTTTCATCAAACTCTGTTATATCAATCTGCTTTGGTTGCTTATAGTCAGAAGCTAATAAAGACCCGACTAGATAATTTATATCATGCACCCACTGTCTTGAATTAGTCCCCTGTGCTCTTATTGGTTGGGTTGTTCCTTTAATAACCATATCGCCTGTTTGTGGTATCTTATTCTGCAATTTTTGATTATTAAGGCTCTCTTTATATCTCTTATGATATTCTTCATTAAGATAATATTTCTCATTAACCTTTTTTTCTAAGGTATCTTTTAAAATTAGACTTTCTTTTCTTCTGCCCACATGTAAATCAAGGCACTTCAAGCTGCTCACAATAAACAATCTATTTCTATTTTGGGGGGGCACTGAAATGTTGGGAATTTAAGGTTAAAATTTTAGTCTGATACCCCATTTCCCTTAAAATATGTAACCAGTCTTTCAAACTATGTCTAAATTTATTAGATAATAGATTAGGTACATTCTCTGCTATCATCACCTCTGGTTTCTTATTTTCTGCAATTCTCATAGCTTCCCATAAAAGACCACTCCTGGTTTCTGACCCTTTTGAAAACCCTAATTTATTGCCTGATATACTTATATCTTAACAAGGAAACCCATATGTCATTAAATTAAAATCATCTAGTTTCTCTGCATCAATATTTTTTATGTTGCCTAAGTTTTTATCCTCACTCACACTGTGTATAGCAGAATAAGCAGCAGAAGGGTATTTATCTATCTCTGAATACCCAACTAAGTCATAAGCCACATCTATGTTTGAAAGTGCCTTCTCAAATGCCCCTATACCACTAAATAAACTTAATAACCTCACCCCCATGTTTAACCTCCTAAAGTTTACTCACCTTCTCATTAACCTTATCTCTTATCTCTTTATATAGTTCTTGATCTTCCTGTAATTTCTCTTTCAGTGCTAATTTACCTTGAAACTGCATTTTCTCTCCATCTTCATCATATAATAATTCTCCTGTGTCATTATCAAAAAGTTTATACCAGGCACCTGCTTTTGCTATGATCTTTTCTTCCACTGCTGTTTCTATTGTATCCTCAAATATATCTATTCCTTCCATATAATTGAGGGTGTAACTAGCAAAGGCTCTATTTGGTTTACTGACCTTAGTCTTAACTATTTTTAATTCTACTAACTGCCCTACTGGTCTATCTGCATTTCTCGATATTTTCTTATAATCCTCATCTAATAAACTCCCTTTTTTAGAGAATATTCTCAAAGCTGAATAATGTTTTAGTGCTCTCCCTCCTGGTGTTCTAAAGTTATTGAAGGGATTATCTATGTCCTCTCTAACCTGGTTGATAATAAATAAACTGGTATTATATTTAATAAGTAATCTTATTATTTGCTTACAAAACTCTGTCATTGGAAGGCTTATTCCACCATATGTCTTTTTACCTACACTCTCATTTAGTTTAGAAGCAGGCAGCAAAGAAGGCAAACTATCTAATACTACTACTGATAATCCTCCTGTGGACACTAATTCTATTATATAATCTAATACTTCTTCTGCTGTCTCTACTTCTGGTGCCATCACTATTAGATTTTCTGCATTCACCCCTAATTTCTCTGCCCATTTTAAATCAAGAGTGTGCTCTGCATCTATGTATAATGCTCTTTTATCTGGGAACATTTTCTGTGCTTCCCCACAAAAACCTAATGCTGTTGTTGTCTTACCACTACCATCTGACCCTGCTATCTCTGTTATTCTTTTTAGTGGCAGTCCCCCATATAATTGCCAGTTAATCTTTGGTGAGGGGAATGGTATTTTATCTATTCCTTCATAATCCATATTTTCTTTAATAAGCGGTCTGTCTTTACCTCTATTTATATTTCTTATAGCATCATCTAGTTTACTCATTCTGATCACCACTTTGCCCTACTGTGCTTGTGCTGTGATTAAAGGTTATCTCTGCTTTTCTTTTATCCACTATCTTCTTTACTCCTGTATATACATTTTCTGCTTTTTCTATTTTTGACTTTAACTTCTTATATGCTCTCTTATATGCTTTCTCAATTATATCTTCTTCTAAAGTGGCTAAACTTGCCTGTGATTCCTTTTCTGGAATTGTGCCCTCTACCTTTAATATCTTCTCATCATAGGCTTCATTCTTCATACTACCTGCCACATCCCCCTCAACACCCAAATGCTCTAATCTCTCATTAGCAAAATAAATATAAGTGGGAAGTCTTATTGTAATCAGTTCCAATTCTTGTTCTGATAATTCACCTTTTTTTACCTTTTCTCTTATTTCTTCTAAGTAATTATCTAAATCTTCTATGTAATCCCCTATAATGCCCCCAACTAAACGATTAACTCTGTTTGAATTAACATTTAAATCATTCAATAGTTGTTTAACTTTATCTTCTTTTATCATCTTCTACCCCTTTCAAATAATACTCTTAAATCCCAGCCGTATCCCCCTTGTTCAAGTGGTAGTTTAGGTACTTCTAAAGTTTCTTTCTGGAAGTATTCTAAAGGAATTGATTTATCATTATTTGGATATTCTTCTATGAATTTTTCTGCATTTGGGAAAGCATATCTTAAATATAAATATTCTAAAATTGTTATAGCAAAAACTTTTCCTTTTGTGTTTCCTGTCCCCATCCATCTGAAATTAAATATTATATAACCCTGACCACCTTCTCTAACTATCTCTGTTAATCCCTCTATTTGGCTTTCACTCACACAATTAAAATTGAAACTTTTCCCACCACTTGTATTCATTTTACACTCTATCCCATACATAGTGCCTTCACTTAAAGCAAGGAAATCAGCATCAGAATTAACTTTACCATAAGCACTGTCGGGGATTCTTAATCCCCAACTTTTAAGGTCTTTCATACTTTTACTTATATCACTTTCAAATAAGTTCACTTTGACCTCCTTTAAGTGGGTTGTGGTCTTTTTTACAGATAGTCTTATACATACAGAATCTACAGCTTTTTAAATCCTTCTCTGGTAGTGTTTCTTCTTCTATGTGCTGCTCAACTTTATTTATTTTATTAATTACTTTTTCTTTATCTTTTTCCGATTCAATTACTTTGATGGCTTTCTTCTGATAGTTGTTTCGTTCCTCATACAGATACATAACTCTATCTATCCCAAAACTAAGAGAATAACTTATACCCTGCATTACATGATATGGTGAGATACTTGTTCTATTTTGCCACCTAAAAGTATCATCTGTCTTTATCTCTAATAGATAAAATTTATCTTTGATCTTAATTATCCCATCTACTCTGAATCTAATATTATACCTGGTATCTACTATCAATGCTTCTAATCCATCATATGAGATAACATCTAAATAATCTAACTCATTATCCTTAATAAATTCTCTAACATCTACCCATTCGAATTTATAATCTAATTTATCATTAATATAAATTAATAGCTGCTGTATCCTCTCATGTCTATCTGTTCCTGTTTCCCCTTTTAGAATATTCTTAGGTTCTATGTTCTGTGTTTTATCTATCTCTGCCCCCACTCTTTTATAGAATAACTGTCTAGGGCAGCCCCCTATTGAAGAAGGGGAGTAATACTGAGAAGGTTTCCTTAAATTCTCATTATTCCTTTTGGTTAAGGCTTCATCTAATATGTTAATTAAGTATTCACCATCTGTTATCTCTTTACTTCTTGTGTTTAGTTTTTTAACTAAAGTATCTAAACCCATTTATTCTTCCCCCTCTATTTCTGTTAATTTAAGTCTGTATTTCTTGCCATCTAAAGTAAAAACTTCTTCATAACCTGCAAACTTATCCACTACTGCCTTCATAAACTCACCAGTAATATCTTTCTTCTTCATAAAATGTGATTCAGTGGTATCTAAAAATCCTGCATAGATATTATCAGATATTGCTCCTTTTGCTATGTGTAACTCATCTATTGTGTAATTTTTCAAAGACACTATTTACCCTCCCTAAGATCAAACTTCTCCTGAACATTAACATATCCTCTACCATCACAATGACTGCACTCTACTAAAGGCTCGTTAATATGAGTAATTACTCTCTCTAAATAGTTATTTATTTTTTCTATCAACTCTTTTTCACTATTTGCTTTGATTGAAGGCAAAATAGGATACCTTTTATAATTTTCTTCCTCACTTGTCATTTCAAAAATGGTGGTTTCAGTATTGGAAGATATTCTACGATCTCTTAAAATATCGGATTCCAATTCTGTAACTAAATCAAAAGCATCTTTATCATATCTTCTTTTCTTGACAGTAAAACAGAAGTTATAATCACTAGTTATCTTAGCATATCTATGGTCTATGTTTTCTTTAATAAACTTTCTTAATATGTTGTAGAGGTCTTTAGATGCTATTTTGCAAGGATAATTGTGCAACATTAACTCTGGAATTAACATCTTATCTAAACCCTGATGTTTGAAGTTGGCATTATTTATCTCCACATCCTTAGTAGAAAAACTGACTTTTGATTCCCCTGTGTGTTTTGCTTTAGGTCTAAAGTAATAATCTTCTACTTCAAATAATGTGTTTATCTCATATTCTATTTCTCCCCATTTTTGTTCTGCTAAATCGTATTCATAATTGTATAAACTTGCATAACTTGCTTCATTATCAAAATCTTCTTCTGACATAACTAGAGGAAGTTTCTCTGATTCTAATTCTGGATCATTTAATTCATATCTAACATTTATCTTTTCTCGACTGCCTTTTTTCTCTATCTTTTCAACCTCATCTATATCCACATAATACCAGCCCTTAGAGTATGTTTCTTCTGGTTTAACCCCATTAACTTTTAAATCGAGCAGTCTGCTGCTCTTATAACTACGGGGGTTGTCTGTAAGAAAAATTCCTTTATCTGTTTTAATCATATCTAATTCTAACATTTATCTCTCCTCCTTAGTCCACTAACTTACCTGTAAAGTATTCTGTTTCATTATCTTTTAAACAAAAAGCTAAGTTTTCTCCATCACACATCAATCTCGCAGTATCAGAAGTTGTGTTCTTAACAAAAAGGATTAAATCATCAATAACTAAATTACAAGCAAATGAGCCTTCTCCTTCTACTTCTAATTCTTCTTTTGATTTACCTTTAAGATCAGATAGTAATAACTTCTCCCCATCAGATTCCAGGTGGAGACCCTTATTACCCATTGGGTCTGTAAATATCTCTATCCTATTTAAGACTTCTTTCAAAGCAGCAGTCTCTATGTCAGCATGATTTTCATAAGAAGCATCTTTATATGTTGATAAATCTGGGAAATCCCCTATACCATATAACTGACTTCCAAAAATAGTCAAACTATCAGAATCAAATAATAACTTATTATCATCAACCATTATCTTTAAATCTTCTTCCTCAAACAGATTAACCATTTCCATTAAATCAGCAGGTATCAATAACTCACTACTCAGTAACTTATCTTTTGTTATTGCCATTTTTGTTCCATCTAGGGTCAATACTTCTTCCCCTAGATAATAACCTGTTAATACAGGAACTTCTAGGTCAGTAGAAGGTGTTCCTTTATGTTTTGCCACTATCTCCTGCAACACTGCTGCATCTACTTCCATTACCTCCTGTGGCTCTATCTCATAACTAGGAAACTCATCATTGTAATAATCTAATTTATATTTACCATTTGATTTTATCTCTAAGTATTTATCCTTAAAGTTAAACTCAACAAACTCTGAATTTAGACTTTTAATTAATTTAACCAATTTAGACCCTTCTACTACTTTTGACAGCTTTTCTTCTGTATCCACCTCCACTCTGGAAGTTATGGTATAAGTCTTATCAGTAACAGTTATAATTAATGTGCCTTCACTAACTAATAATTCAACATACTTACATATTTCCATTATCTTATTACTATCTATTAACTTATTAACCTTACTTAGAGCATTTTTTAACTCTTTAACATTTATTTTCATCTCTAATCCTCCTATTTGATTAATTCACCATACCACTTCTTACTTACTTCATGATCAACTGACATTGTTACAGTTACAGGGTCTCCTGCTTTTAACATTAATTCTTCTACTCTCTTTTTCGCCTTTTCTATCTTTTCTAAGTCATTCTCTATCTGCCCTATTACTTCATCATGCACTGGTAATAATAGTTCATAACCTAATTCAGCTAAGTAATCATCATTATCAATTAAAACTATTGCTTTTTTAGTCATATCACTTGCTGATCCCTGAATAACACTATTTATTGTCTGCCTTTCTGCTTCTGCTATAAACCCTGTATTATCTTTTATCTTAACCCCATCTTGTTTTGCTTGCTGTTTTATTCTCTGTTTTTGTTTCCAGTATCTTGCCTTTTCTAATTTCTTTCTATACTCTTTTCTCTTTTTGGGGTCATCACACTTAACCTCATACTCTGGGAGGTTAATATCTGGTAATCTTCTTTTTCTGCCATAAATGGTTTTAACATAATTGTTTTTCTTACAGAATATCCTTGTCTTTTCTATTGTATCCTTAACTTTTGGGAATCTATCAAAGAAAGCATCTAGTATTTTCTGTGCTTCTTTTGGTGTCTTACCCATCATTTCTGCTACTGTTGGGATACCCATGCCATACAGAACTCCTAAAAGTAGGCTTTTGCAATAATCCCTGTATTCTTCATTTTCCTGCTCTTTAGTACATGTTTCATATGGAACATCAAATATCATACTTGCAATTATAGCATATAAGTCTTTACCATTATTATATGCTTCTATCATATGTTCATCACCAGACACATAAGACAGGATTCTTGGTTCTTGCTGGCTGTAATCTGTGGATATTAAAACTTTGCCTTCGTCTGCTTTAAACATCTGTCTTATCTCGTGATTGTCGCTCGGGATGTTCTGACAGTTATATGAAACAGTTGCTTGATTATTCCTTCTAACAACTATCTTTTCAGAAGGAACAGTAACACAATATACTTGACCATCATATGGAACTTTATTAATCTCTGTTGTAGAGAAGTATCTATCAGTTCCTTTATATAAATTAACAACAGTATGCTTATCATCTTTGTCATACCAGGAGGTACTATACCCTGTCATAAGTGCCACTGATTGAACTAAATCAACTGCTCTTTTTCTGTCATTCCTCTGTAAAAAAGTTGCTCCTCTAGTATAATCACCACCCCATCTATGTATGCACTCTAAAAACCATTTTCTTGCTTCATAGTCTAAATTCAAAATTTCTCGATCCTTAAACACTTTAGTTTTAGAATCAACACTTAAATCTAACCACTCTTTTAAATACTCATCTTCTTCTTTATACAGATTAATATAAAATTTATCACTCTGCCCTTTACGCTTTACATTGTCAAATAAAACTTTCAGTCTAGCAACTTTTCTTTTCGATTTAACCTCTATTTTGATTCTATTTATGCCTTCTTGAACATAACCATCAGCTTGAACAACTATTGCTTTTTCTAAAGATAGTTTTTCTTCTTTAGTTAATGTCCTGCCTTCTTTCTTTATCCCCCCTCTAATTGCTTTTCTATCTATTGTTCTAGGAAGTCTTTTAAATTTATCATAAAATTCTTCGGCAGTTTCAGTAACTAATCTTCCTGCTCTAGTTTTAGATAACATTCTATGATCTGGGGTTACTAATAAATCAACACCCTGATAATCAAACTTATACATATCCCCTTTAAAATGATACGATATGTAATCTAAAGGCTTCACAAATTCTATCTCTCCATTTTCTTCCCACTGTGCTACTTTTTCTGTTTTGTCTAAGTTCTTAAACAACTTCCAACCACTATCTGTCAATATCTCTGTTTTATCATCATAACAATTAGGTTCGCTGCTTGAAAATCTGCCTGTCTTTGCCCCTACTTGATTTAACCTAGTATGTATTTTTCCATCACTTTTAACTACCTCTGGTAGTTTATCTATATAAGTTGATAAAAGTTTTCCTATTTTCCTCTCTTTTAACATATTATCAAAAAATAATCTAATATTTTCATCTTTTGCTTCATCTCTAAAGTGTTTTAGGGCATCAGCAGCAGTGGTTCTCTCCTCATACTCTAAATGTAACACATCATATATTACTATTGCTAATTGCACTGGGCTATTTAAATTTATAGGGTCTCCTAATTTACTTTTCTTTTTGTCTGATAAATGACTATAATCTAAAGAATCTAAGAAATCATGTATCTCTTTTTCTATTTTATTTATTTTGTCTGTGTATTTTTTGCTTAATTCATTAGCATATTCACTATCAAAATCAAACCCTCTTTCTTCCATATTTATTACTGCTTTTATTGTAGGAATTTCCCAATTCAAATAGAATTTGCCTGCTTCTTTTAATCCTGTCTGATCTATATATTTGCCCTCTGGGTGTAAATACTCTCTCTGGAACTCATATAACTCATAAGTCATTATAGCATCTTTAGCACCATATAAACTAGCAAGATAAATAGGAACAAGACTGATATTTATATCTTTAAATAAGTCTTTAAAGCTCATTGATTCCTGCTCTGATTTACCTAACACATACCTATCATATAAGTATTTAAGACTATGTTTTTCATTTTCATTTAGATATGTACTTGCTATATATGTTTCCCACCCTGTTGAATTTTTGTCGAACTGACCTAAAGCATTAATAAACACTCTTATATCATAAACACTATTATGAAAAATAAACTTTTTATCTATCTCTCTAAACACCTCTGAAACTTGTTTATATGTTAACTGCTTATCATAATCATATTTATAATTAAAAGTAATCAGGTTTGTCTTTTTATGTTTAATAGGAACATATATCCCATTATTATTTTTTGAATACCCACTTAATCCTACTAATGTATCTAGCATAGGGTCTGGGTTTGATCCTACTACATCACTCTCTGTATCTACTGCATATAATTCATCTTTAGTAAAGAATTTATATAATTTATTTTGGTCTGTTATTACTTCTATTTTTTGTTTTTCTTCTTCTGTGAAATTTTCATGTACTCTTTTTTCTATATTATTAAGCTGTGCTTTTAGTTTATTCTTACTTACCTGCTTTGTTGCTTTTTTTCTGTTTTTTAATTTATTAACTAACTCTTTATTCTTCTCTCTTACCCCACTAAACAGTGAGTTTTGCATATCTTTCCTCCTCTCAAATGAAAATATCGGGAGAGTTTTTACACTCTCCCTATTTAAACTATTTTAGAAAAAGTCAGCAGGGTTATCTGATTTCTTAGACTTCTGACTATTTCCAGAAGAACTTGAAGATGTCTGATCAAAATTGAATGTTCCTGCTACCATTTTCTCTAAATCTGCTTTATCTCTTTTAATAATTAAATTAGCTTTCTCTGCTCCTACTAATTCTATTCTTTTCTCTTTAATCTTCTCTCTATTCTTCTCTGTATCCTCCATAAACTTACCTTCTTCTTTTGCCTGGGCTTCTGACATAGGGAATAAATTATATGTAGTGTTGGTGTCCCCTTTCTTCCCTGCTCTTTTAACCTTGATATATTGACTAAAGAGAGGATTATATTCTTCCAGGTAACTCACAAATTTACCAATAAACTGTCTCCCTCTTTCCCAAACTTTTAATTCTTTACCATCTGAATAGTCAATTAATTGGATAAACCCTCTTGGTTTATTGCTGCTACCAGCTTGACACAATGGGCACTCTTTGCCTTCTGGGGTTAAACAGGCAACTTTTCTTGTTTTACCCCCAATCTCAATCTCATGAACAACTTGCCACCCATTCTCGCTGAAATCCTCAATATCTGTGTATAAAAATCTTACCCATGCT